TCTATATGTTGAACGAAATTACGGGGATCCAATGTTTCCCGTACGCCCCTCAGAGCACCTTCGGTGCTCAAGGGTTGAGACCCCCTTTGGAGGTCTCTGACCCCTCCTTCCTGTAGGACAGCGATAATTAACGTGCTGTCATGCCCCCGTAGGGGCATTTCCTGGCGGAGGAGCGTACGAGGAACCTGTAGGGTTCCTGTAGGGTTCCTGTAGGGTTCCTGTATAGAATCGTTAAAATGCGTAAAAAAAATCGTCTGTATACAGATATAGGAATGGACGATTTTCAACCCTCTAATTTATATCAATCTCGCGATGAACTGTGTGCTCGCCTAGTCGGTATATTAACACCATTAATTATTGAAGGTGTCAAGTCCATTTTCAATGAGGCTGTCAAAATGTGTGTAGACAATCAAGAAGTCGATAAATACTTGATGCATTTCCAAAATTTAATTAGTCACATACCGAAATGGAATGGCAATACCATTGAAACAGAACGTAAACGTATTATTGAACGTTCAGGTTGTAATTATTTAGAAGAATTAATTACATGTGTTCATATTATTCATTTGAAAGTTCTTACCTGCGTACGAGTGGGTAATAAACAAAAAAAGATTGATATTTCCATACCTAAATTGGATAATTTCTTACACAAGGCATACATCAATGTTGCCCGCAAAACATATATGAATGTATATTTGTTTGAGCGTGGCGGTAGCGTTACACCCTTACTTATTCAAAAAAACAACCGCGAATTTGAAATCATTGTTCAAGAATGTATTTTGTCAACGATTCGTGAAAGTATTCCTACTGAGGAGATTATTCGCGCGTATACGGATGAGAGTATGGAAATAGAAGAGGAAGTTATTGTGGAGAACATTGTAGACCCTGAAGATACAGAGACCAAGAAAGACAGTGATACTACGGATACTATATCGAAGGAAGATACTGAGGCACTGGCGAAAAAATTAGAAGAAGAAGTACCACCCGAGATTGTTCCTGCTATCAGTAACATAGACAATGAACCTGTCATGACAAAATTATCATTCAACGATTTTGACAGCGTTTTGGACACGTCCACCGGTAAAGTGGACGAAATCGAAGCGCCCAAAAACATTGAACGTTTGGAAGAGATTAGTACGTCACGGGCGATTCAACGAAAAATGGAAGAGGAGGATGATGACGATGAAGAGGAACGTATCAAGATACATACTGATGCGGTCGATTTAGGGGATTTAGATATATTTGACTTTGATAAAGGCGTAACCAAAAGCTCCGAAGAAGTGTTTTTGGACGACATTGAGGAATTATAGATACAACACAAATATTTACACATTGGAGAACGCCGGTAGTAAAGTGGTTTTATTGTATGTTTCCAAAATTTTTCGTTGGCCACCGCATATCTTGACAAAAGTATATTTGTGATAGGTAGAGTGTTTTTCCGGGTCCAGGAGGTTTTTTACAGCGGTTTCATCATGAAAATTTGCGTCACATAAATATTTTAAAGGGCCAGAACAAGCCGCAAAAACAAGTATATCGTATTTTTTGGGGTTTTTTTGTATGACTTTTTGAGCAGATACATGCATGGTTAAATAATCAGGTATTTGTACCTTGCTAGTGTCAATTCCTTGCGATCCGACATCTTTCAAATAATCCTCAATCGTTTTGTGGTTTCCAGTAGATAAAAATTCGTCCGACCAATCATTCATGAACTGTGAATTTGGTATACATGCGAAAAACCAGTTCTCGATGACGGGATATTTGTTATCTAATACATCGCCAATATAATATCCAACAAATTCTACTTTTGTTTTGTTTTGTATGGCGTGAACCCACGAAAAAGGGTGATGGCAAATTATCGAAGCATCAATCCAAAAACCCCCATATTTGGATAAAACAAGACAGCGCACATAATCCGCAAATCTTGCTATAAAGTCATTGGAATGTTGTATTTTACTGACATCTATGTCGACATATTCTGAATAATTGGATTTATTCAAAATACGAATGTCATAGTCCGGATTGTAATGTTTCCAAGAATCGATACACATATTAACTACTACATTATCAACTCCCTCTCCAAACTTCTCCGGACGTTGTCCTTCGAAGTTAGTTGTTGAGTCTGACCAAAACGTCCAAATGATTTTAGGAATATGACTTGTCTTGTCGTTTCCATAAGAGAATTCTTTTAATTCTTCACTATTGAAGTTCACCATTGCTTCTTCGGTTTTTTTTCGGTAAAACGCTAAATACAAAATTCCACAAAAGAATAGTAGAACGAACAACAAATATATAATAATATTTTTGTTGCGTTTAGCCATAATATATATTATTTAGTGATTTTGTATAATATTATGGAGAACGTTTTGTTGTTGACCATTACCATTGCGGTTTTGTTTATTGTCGTAAAAATAACCGAAATGCGTTTTATTGAAAACGAACTTAAACCATTGAAAACTGTTGTTCGTGACGCATTCATTGTTGCCGGATGTGCGTTTGTTCCGATCTGGGGATATTTCCAATTTAAGGATCATATTTCGGATTGGTTTGGAATTTCAACCACAGGCGGCATGGGCACTATGCCTGTGAAAACACCCGATATTTTCACAGATACACCCACATTTTAATCTCTATTCTGGCCGGATTGTTTTTCATAATCGAACATAGTTCGATTATGCTAACAATATGATCAGAATAAAGCCTATCCAATTCTGTGTAGGTTGCCTTAGGGTCAGAGCCCCAAAGGGGGCTCAACCTTACAGCCCAAAGGGCTGTTGAGGCAACCTAACCCAGAATAGAGATTAATCATGATACATAAAAAACCTAGTATTTTATGTATTTTTATGCCTTGGGTATAAGGTCGATATTCATCATGTCTTTTATTGGTTTTGATGGTTTACCCATAAATTTAAATTGTTTAAAAAAGGGGAATTCCAATTGTGCTTGTGGGGTATGTTTATGTACATTCCTTGCAATCATTTTATAGAGTTTAAAATTGGGATAACGTTCCTCGCCGTTACGCTTATAGAGAACATTTTTTCCTGAATCATCAGAACACCACCTCAAAATAGTGGTTTGTAGAGGCGTTATTTTCCGGTCGTGATTGGGGTCATCAATATCGAATATGAAATCAAAAATAGACGTACCTAATCGACATAAATCGAAACTATTGTTGGGTTCAATACGTGGTTTGTTCTCATTGAAATATGGTTCACAATTGTATTGTGTTGCCGCATCACCCCCTGGTGAAAAACTATCACTACATAATCGTTGTCCATGGAAATGATAAATACTGCGTCCAAAATCGATGATTTTAAATATTTTACCGTAAGTAGGAACCTTATATATGACACCTTGATTTTTGTAATACAAAAACATTTTTTCCGTATTTTGATACATGATATTGTTGGTGTGTAAATCATTGTGGGTAAAGTGGAAAGCTCGTTGGTAGACGATTAATGTCATGATTACTTGGAAGAGGGCACTTGCTGCGTGTTTTTCTTCCAGTCCGGATTCAAACAATTCATCCAGGGTTCCGTCGCATTTTTCCAGGAATATCATTTGTACTGGAAAGTCATGAATATAAGCGTAAATATTTTCGGGTTCGTTCTCCTCTTCTGATTCCTGAGAATTTTCTTCGGATGTTTCATCATCGTTATCTTCAGATACACTATTCGTCTCTTCTTCCGAACTGTAATTGTTATCACTATCAGATGTATCCGATTTATGTTCGTATTTTTGTTCGGATTGCTCATAAACATTGTCCAGCGTCGAATCATCCATTTCCAAATCTTCTAAAGAAAACTTCTCCTGATTTTGTCCTTCGACCATCGTTGTTAGGAGATTTTTCTCAGCTACGGGAAAATCCACCAATTCTTCAATATTTAAATCCAATACATCATCTTCTGATATTGTTGTTGGATCCATATTCAATTTATGACGATTGGCACGCGAATTTTTATTTAAGTAAGAATGAATAAAATCGTTGTGGGTCGTTTTAAACAATTTATTCAGGTTTTTATTAAAAAATGTGGAATTTAATAAATAATCGTAATCATCCACAATGTTCATTTTATATTGTTTTTGTATTCCCAAATATGACCCGTAATAATCAATAGCATGTTTGAATCCATGCTGATTTAATAATTTACTCGAAAGATAACAGAAAAATCCATCAACATAGGATGCGTTGTATATGGAATCCATCTTTTTTCGTGAGTTTGCGTCTGCTGTGCTCATTGAAACCTTTTCTACAAACAACTCAGGACTTTGTCCTTCGTTGTTAGATGTCTGTAGGACATCAAATTCATTTGGTTGCGAAGATACGTCCTGAGATAGATTGGTACTAGTACCTCCTTGTAATGTTGGTAAAACCAAGTTTTCTAATGAGATATTGCCATTGTATTTTCCAATCATGTACTTAATGGGATCAAATAGGGGGGAATATTTAATGAATATTTGTTTAGATGATGTGGTATTAGTAACCATATCCAAAATAGTATTCATATTAACAATCAGTTTTTGGCTATTCAATTGAATAGAATTGTAATTGTTTGCGGTCATATCAAAAAAAAGAGAATAAATGGGTTGATATTGCTGTAATTTTTCAATACTAAGTGGTTGATACTCGTTCTCCATGTCTTCCAAGGATGGAACATAATTATATGTTTCTTCTAAATGTTTCAAGTCTATTAATGTACGTTTTACATACCCGAGTTCTATTTTTGTTGATGACATGAAACAATATAATCGGTTCACATATATTTTTTCTCATTTCTATCCGCTACATAAAAATCTACAAACGCGGAAAAGACAATCACGTAAAATGTATCACGAATATATATCTGTTTTATTCATTCCTACATATTTAGGTATAAATGACATTAGAACTAAAAAAATTTGATATGAAATCGATTACATTTCGTCCAGATGAGAACAAAGGACCAGTAGTGGTATTAATCGGTCGTCGTGATACAGGTAAATCTTATCTAGTACGTGACCTTTTGTTCTACCATCAGGATATTCCGATTGGAACGGTTATATCTGGAAGTGAGGCGGTGAATGGTTTTTTCGCACAGCATGTTCCTAAATTATTTATTCATGATGAATACAACACAGTATTGATAGAGAACGTACTGCGTCGTCAAAAAACAGTATTAAGACAGGTGAAAACCGAGTTGGAAACGTATAAGAAAACCACGATCGATCCTCGCGCCTTTGTCATTATGGATGATTGCTTGTATGACCAATCATGGACACGTGATAAGATGATGCGTATGCTTTTCATGAATGGACGTCATTGGAAGGTAATGTTAGTGATTACAATGCAGTATCCGCTCGGAATACCTCCAAATTTGCGAACGAATATTGATTATGTCTTCATATTACGTGAGCCATATTTAAATAATCGAAAAAAAATTTATGACAACTATGCCAGTATGTTTCCCACATTTGAGGCATTTTGTAGTGTGCTTGATGCTACCACCGCGAACTATGAGTGTATGGTATTGAATAATAACGCTAAAACCAACAACATCGCTGACCAGGTCTTCTGGTACAAGGCAGAACACCATCCGCCCTTCAAATTAGGTAACCGAGAATTCTGGGAAATGTCCAAAAACATGGCAGATGACGACGACGACCCACCTTATGACCCAAATCAGTCCAAAAAAGCCAGCAAAGGTGGCAATATTAAAGTGAAAAAATCCAATTGGTAAATTGTTCTTGATCTTCCGATCGGCAGAGCAAGAACACAGGTGTAAAGGGTGTATGTTTAACATACACCCTTTAGTTTATCATATAAACAGTATTTACATCATACAATTTTTATCAAAAAATGATTCATAAAATCAATATATAAATACTTTTATTATTTAAAAGTAAAAGTAATATAAAGAAATAGTGTTTTATAATATATAATATCATGGATTGCTCTCTGAATATTGTACATTTGATCGAATCAAACCCTATCACCAAACTTTCAAACACTTATAATAATCATCTTTTGACAAAAATACAAGAAACCTTTTCAGAAACACAACAACAATTGTTCGTTTCCTCGTTTTATTGTTACCTAAATTATCATCCAACCAATGATTTTGTTATTGATTTGGATAATGTATGGCAATGGTTAGGTTTTAGTCAAAAAGCTCATGCTAAGACATGTTTGGAAAAATATTTTACTTGTGATAAAGACTATAAATGTTTGCTCTCGCAATCGCGAGAGCAAAAAAAAGAGGGAAGAGGAGGTTACAATCGGGAACAAATTATGTTAAATATTAAAACCTTTAAATTATTTTGTATCAAAGCCGCAACAAAAAAAGCGAATGAAATTCACGAATATTTTATAAAATTGGAAGAAATGTTACATCAAATGGTACAAGAAGAAAGTGACGAATTAAAACAACAATTGGAACAAACCAAGAATGAAAAACAACAAATAGAAGAAAAAAACACTCAATTAGAAGAAGAGAATAAATTGTTACAAAAACGTGATAATGTGCCGATGATTTACATTTATAACATTGATACACGTTCTCCCAAACCCGAATTGAAAATAGGTTACACAATCAATCTTCATAGTCGCATTAAACCCTACAAACAGGTTTGTAAACATGGAAAAGTAGAATTATCGGTAGAAATCTACGACCAAAATGTGAAAACCGTCGAAAATTTCATTCACCAAATGTTGTCCAAATATCAAATCAAGGACGAGGTATTCCAATTAGATGTCGAAGAAGCCAAGATGATGGTGTTACGCATCGTCAATACCATCAAACTCTTTACTTTATCCAACGAAGGAGAACGTCAATTGAAGTTGTCGCAATTATACGAGCATGAATTGGAGGTGGTCGATAATCAAATCAAAGAAAAGGTATCTTCACGCGAAATGGCTACACAAACGGAAGAAATATATGAAGTAAATCCAACAATCAACAATACAAATAGTAATGAAAAAACACAATTATTTGAGAAATTTGTAACAGAACATTGCATTGTTCGCGACGATGTAGAAGTATCCACCACCGACATCATCGGTCAATACCGTATCATTGCCCAGTCGGCATCGAAAGAAGTGTACCATGCGTTTAAAACGTATTTGGATACACGTTTTAAACCATCACGTTTGAAGCAACAAAATCAAAAAAATGTTATTAATGGATATGTGGGTGTAAAATTGCGTGAAATTGAATACAAAAAATCAGTAACACCAAGTGATGTTCAGAATTTTGTGTATCATGCGTGTATTTTTTCACCCAGTGGTAAGACGTTGTTCTCCGATTTGGCGGAAGAATATAAAAAATGGAAAACCATGCTTCAAAAACCGGAAACCGGAAACGAAACCGAAGAATTAAAATCATACCTTAAAACCACCAATTATGTGTTGTATACTACGATTTGGGCAAACAATGGTGGTGGACAAGGCTATTATGGTATCATACTAAAAAAAGACGTTGATACCATTGGTAAAACGACATCGTCTACAGGTAAAAAGGTGGAAAAAAGGATGGTGGACACCAACGAATTGTTGGGAACATGGGATACGATAGCGAAGGCGGCCGAAGCCGAGAAAATTTGCGCGGCCAAAATGAGTCGTAGTATCAAGAATCGCGTGGTATTTCAAGGCGATTGTTATTTTTGTATTGGAACATGATAAGATTTTATATAATATGCGTATTTTATATAAAATGAATAAAAACCCAATAAAACCACTAGTAAAAATGGCACCAGCAACAATGGCACCAGCAACAATGGCACCAGCAACAATGGCACCAGCAGAACCTGTATCAACATCAACAAAAATAAAGAATGGTGTTATGGGTATGTTCAATTGGATGAAGAGTAAGATGCCTTATACTAAAAAAGGTGGAAGGTCATCCAAACGAACCCGTAAAAATCGTAGAAGAGGAGGTTACGTTATTCATAGAAATAAATCGATTTCACGAAAAGGTAAACCCTAATGCAACCTAATCCAGAATAAAAATTAAATATTGATGTTCTCCACTCCTTCAGCTTCAGCCGCTTTCTTTAGCAATTCGTTGCGAATATTAATATTAGCATCTTTCTCAGCCACCTCACGTTCGTCAAAATTGACCGTCTCACGCACTCCAATGAGTTGACCATCCTCATTCAGGGTCTGAGTCAATACATTGCCACTCTTTTTAGCCAATTCAATGTTCTCTTGAATTGCCTTTTTCTTTGTCTCCATCACACGACGTTCAAATTCTTCTTTAGCCTTGGTCTCGTTCTTAATTTTCTCATTATGTAATTGATTGAGTTCTTCTTCCATAAACTCAATGCGTCCTGTCTTGTATGCATCTGGATCCCAGGGGATCCACATCCCTACCGGTCCCACATAAATATCGTGATTTGGGTCTACTTCACGGAGTTTTTTGCACCGAAATTCGGCTTCATCTTGCGTGGGATACACACCACGAATTTTGAGACCCCGTGAAGATGTTTGAAACGCATGGGCGCGTTGAAATTTTTCATTTAGCGAATCTTCATTGTTATCCATAAAATTCTTGTAGTCATCTTCCACCGTATTCTCCTTGAGTTTAGACTCTTCCTCCTTGGTAAAATCATTAAAGTCCGCAATGATGTCATCAACCTTCAAATTGTACTTGTAGGACAAAAAATTTAGAAAATCCTTGAACTTTGACATGGATTTCGTGAAATCCCATTGCTTTACAAATTGGTCGAATAAGAAGACCTCGCGTTTCTTCAATATCTTTTCGGGGGAAACAAACGACATACAGGCAAATTTTTGCCCAGCGAGGGGAGCATCTTCATCACATAAATCAATGTATTTAGGATTGGGGGACCCATCGGGCAAATTTTTACGCTCAAAGGGCAAGGACATTTTTCAATGATATGTATTTAGTATAATTTTTGTTTAAGTATGTTTCACATGATATATATTTTTTTGTTTGGTTATAATATAATATTCATAATAGAATGAGCGGACTCACTTTTGATTTTAGCGAATTGATCAAGCGCGCCATCAAATACATCATTGAAGGTATCATGGTCGCCATCGCGGCCTACGTCATCCCAAAGAAACAATTGAACATCGAAGAAGTCGTCATCATCGCCTTAATGGCCGCCGCAACCTTCTCTGTGTTGGATGTCTTCATTCCTAGTATGGCGGCCTCGGCAAGGGGCGGAGCTGGATTTGGAATTGGGGCTAATCTTGTGGGTTTTCCTAGAATGTAACAGCATACATGGTAACAAAATAATTGTGAAATGATATAAAAATAAATGTCTTTATATTATTGTATAATGGACCCAGAAAAATTATTGGAAAAAATACGATTGTTAGAAGAAGAAAATGATACTTTGAAAGAACAGTTACAAAAATTGAAAAATGTACAAAAGGCTTATTATGAAAACAATAAAGATACTGTTATAGAAAAAGCCAACCAACGATTAAAAAAATTATCGGAAGAGAACCCCGATAAATTAAAAGAGTATCGCAGAACCGCTTATCAAAACCGTAAAGAAAAAAAATTGAAAGAATATGAAATAAATAATACTTAAATAAAAGTATTTAAAAATAAAACCTTTAGTAATATTATAATGGAAAATATTGTTGTTTGTCAAGAAATTATTCCGAAACCTAAAAGAATAAAAATTACTAAAAAATGTATTTTTGCGGGCGGTTGTTCTCGTGTACCATCATTTAATATACCGAATTTAACAAATACAGCGTTGTATTGCGCGGAGCACCGTTTACCTAATATGTTGAATATTAAAAAAAGAAAATGTATTTTTGAGGGATGTACTATTAGCGCCCATTTCAATCTGCCTAATGAAAAAAAACCATCTTTTTGCGCAACACATAGACCAGATAATTGTATAAATGTTATCAGTGTGACATGTATATTTGAATCGTGTCTTAAGAGACCAACATATAATTTTGAGAATTTAAAAACGCCAATCTATTGTCAAATACACAAATTACCAAATATGTACAATACAATCAGTAAACGATGTATTTATGATGGATGTCAAAAATTAGCCTCATTTAACACAGATGGTAACAAAACCCCTTCGCATTGTTTAGTCCATAAAACAACCGAAATGGTTGATGTTATCAACAAACACTGTGTTTTCGATGGATGTAACTCTCAACCATCGTTCAATTATAAAGGTGAAATAAAAGCATTGTATTGTAGTAAACATTCTTTAGATAATATGATTTGTATCCGTTCAAAAAAATGTGAATTTGATGGATGTGATATATATCCAATATATAATTTCATAAACCAAAAGTACGGAAGGTTTTGTAGTTTACATAAATTGGAAAATATGTTTGATGTTCGTCATAATACGTGTCAATTTGAAGGGTGTGTCATTCGTCCAACATATAACGTAAAAGAAGAAACAAAACCAATATTATGTAAATTACATAAACGTAATAACATGGTAAATGTTGTTAGTAAAATATGTAATTTTGAAGGATGTCAAATACATCCGAATTTCAATACCGAATGTGAAAAAAACGGACTATACTGTTTCAAACACAAACAACATAATATGGTAGATGTGAGACATCCAAAATGTTTAACCCATCTTTGTGATATTCGTGCCACGGATAAGTATGACGGGTATTGTGCTCGTTGTTTTATTTATATGTTTCCAGACAAACCCAACGCAAGAAATTACAAAACCAAAGAACGAAATGTTGTTGAACATGTCTTGGAACAATTTCCGATTGAAACACATTCTTGGGTAGCCGACAAAAAAGTACAAGAGGGTTGTTCCAAACGCCGTCCCGACTTACTCCTTGATTTGGGTTACCAAATCATTATCATCGAAGTAGACGAGAACCAACACACCGATTACGATTGTAGTTGTGAGAACAAACGTATCATGGAAATATCCCAAGATTTGGGGCATCGCCCGATAGTATTCATTCGTTTCAATCCCGACGGATACATTACCCTAGACGGTACTAACATATCTTCTTGTTGGGGTACAGACAAGACAGGGGCATGTGCTGTAAAAAAAACCAAAATGAAAGAGTGGAAAAAACGACTAGATAATTTATGTGAACAAATCCAGTATTGGTCCCATCCAGAACATAAAACCAACAAAACCATTGAGAACGTCCATTTATTTTACGATGGAAATTTATAACATATTATTATAATAAGATGTTACGTACAACAAAGCGCAAATGGTCGGCGAAATACAAACGCAGCATTAATTGTCGCAAACCACGTGGGTTCTCCCAACGACAACATTGTAAATACGGGCGAAAAACACGTAAATCTGTTAGGTCCTCTCCTGAAAAACGGTAAAAATTATACAGTCGGAAAATACTGCCATCCCAATTCCGCACACACTTCCTTCCAAATGAGGTCCATTTGTCGCTGTTTAATGAGATCACGTAACAAAGGAATGTACGGTAAATACTGTGTCTGGTCCAACAAAACACATAATTGATAAAGAGTATACGTATAATTGAAAAAATTGGTACGGTCAGGTGGACAATGAAGTGCCCAAGGTTTCTGTATTTCAATAAATAACACACACAAGGTTTCATGGAGTTCATCACTCATGATGGGCGGACGAATTCCGAAGATGGAATTGATGTACTGAATATGTTCGAAATATTTGTTATAGCCCAATTTACGTAAAATCTCGCGCATTTTATCGTAATTGAGTTCCTTCGCATAATCCTTGATACGTTCTTTTTTGATGCGACGCTTGATGTCTTCAATGACGTTCTCAGGTATTTGTGTGGTCTCCTTGGCCTGAAATTGCGACAAAATTTCTTTGAAATGATTCAAGCGAATGTAGGCCGTATATGATACTTCATTCGGTGGCTCCTTGTTAGACGGTTTGTTGCTGTCCACAATGTAACTGAGGAATTTTCCGCACAGAGGATTGTTACAAATCAAAATACCTTCTTCGTCCTGGGGAATAAATTCACCCTGGTGACAAAACGTACATACATCCGTTGAGACAACGAAATCCTGGATATTGGTGATTTCGTTGTCCACATTTTTCCAGTATTGGTTGACATTTTGTCTTATTTTGGTATGATTTTCTGTGGCGAGTTCGGTAGTGTCATTTTCTTTGGGTTTCACTTTAAAAAATGAATTGAGAACATTGACATTTTGTTTTTCTCCCGAAGAAATTTGTTTTTTTTCCTCAAAATAATTGAAAATATAGGTCGAATTTTCCAAAAAGTACTGTTTCTTTTCACGCTTTAGGGATTTTATTCTGGAGATAAGTATCGCAATTTTATCTTCGAGTTCAATTCGTTGGTCCACCAGTTTTCCGTCATTTTCGATGTCTAATTCCATTTTTTCGGTCAAAACGAGAATCGCTGCTTTCATTGTTAGGACTTCTTGGCGTAATTGAGGAACTATTTCAGTATCTATTTTGTTGAAATGTTCCAACATTTGGGAGTGTTTTTTATCAATGGTATGTGTACTAGGGTCACGTTTTCTTATAAAGTTTTTAAGCGCGGTCGATTCCATTTTTTACAGTGTTCTGAAATAAACACTGAAATTATATGGACGTTTGTTTTATTCTATTAGGTTTGTGATAATTCTATATAATTTTATCGGAAAATATCATTAAATTAAATAAATGATATTTTATTGTTGCGATGGATGTTCCAAATATGATAAAAATGAATCGTACT